GTCCGGTGAACCACCCAGCCACTTGTGAACTGGGTGTTGGGCCAGGCCAATCTCATGGACCACCTCCTTGTACTGATCTGCATAAATGTCGCGCGCGACCGACTCGTACTTTTGACCCCACTCGGTCCGCTCATTCCCCTTGAACGTATTCAGGGACGGGTAAACCTTGTGCAGAACAAGCACACCAGGTGACTTGAAAAAGTTGTCACCAATCGCAGAAGCACAATCACTGGCGGTCAGCATTGTGTTTCTGAGTTTGTACCAGTTGTCCGACCTCTGGTCGTCATAGTTTTGTTTTAGCAACTCGGCAATCCGAGGATGCATCTATTTTTTATAAGGTTTAGTTCTTTATCACTTTCGGTTAGGAAAGTTACGTTTCAGGAAGTAGTTGTACTGGCTTCCAGTTTTCTTGTATGCAGCCAGGTTATTCTTGTAATACATTGGTGGTGCCAGAGCAATGTTATTCAGAAGTTTGTTCTTGGTCAGATTTGACTCATTCCGGATCACGAACCAGTTTCCAGACGTGTTCCGGTTGTAATTATTGACCCGAGGTCCAGAGATGGCTGTAATGGCGTACAACAGGTTGTTCAGAGTGTACTTGGACAGCTTCGACTTGTTGAAATTCTTGCTCTGTGTAAATACAATCAGATTCTTCATCGTCGAAATAGCCTTGGCGTTTTTTGGTCCTTTCACCTTCGGTGGGGTCTTTTTACGACCGAAAAGCGATCCTAATGGCATTTACTATATTCAAGCAAAAAAATTGTACTTTTTGAAATTGGCAATGTTTGCAAGCAGCTGCTTGCGGACTGGTTTCTTACCGTTATTGTTTGTGATACGACCTTTGTTGTTACGGGTATAGTAGGCACCTGCATTTGGATGCTGGTAGCGCATCACGAGTGCAAGCAGATTGTTAGTGTTGGCCTTGACAAGGCTGCGACCAGCCTTGACATTACGGACCAGCTTGTTGACACGCTTCGCCTGTGCCGCATTCTTCTTAGCCTGGACACGCATCTGAGCTGCACGAATCTTGTAAGCGGAAACGGTATTATGTAACGGGTTACGTTTAGTCAGGCCATACGTCTTGAACTTATTGTAATGGGCAAAAACATTCTTTGCATTTGATGGAGTATTCACCAGATAGTTGTCATTACCGGAGCCATAGAACAGTCTGTTCTGCCCGTTGCTATTGGCACGCTTATTAAAAGTCTGACGCTTTCCATTCTTGATAAAGAAAGGCATCTTCTTCGAGTTGAAAAGTACAGCTACAGCGTAACCTGGTGCATAATACTTCCAATTTGGGTTGCCATATATAGCCTTGGCATTCGAGTAGCGGTTCAGGGGACGGGGCATTTACTATTTAGGCACATTATTTTCCTGACGCACTGCTCTTTGGAATCTGGAGCTTCATGGTATTGAGCGCAATCTGGGCTGCATTCTGTTCAGCCTGTTTCTTGGTCGTCGCAAACCCAGAGCCGCAAGCCAGGCCATCAATCAACAGCGAGATGCAGAAGGTTCCGTTGGTGTGACCATCCAGACGGTACTCGATAGGCACAGGCTTTGTCTGAGCCTGTGACCACCGCATAACCTGGTCTTTGTAGTTGTCGTCGTCAAACGAAATCTCCACCATATTAAGCAGGTCCAGAACAAACTTTTTGGCGTGAATCATACCAATGTCCAAGTAAATGGCACCGATGAGCGCCTCGAGACAATCCTCCAGAATCTTGGGGTTGTGATTCCATTTCTTGGACATGCCCTTGTCGTCCATCAGAATCCACTCGTACAACCTGAGTTTATTTGCGATCGCGGCCAAAGTCTTGCCACGGACAATCTTCGTCCGCGCCTGAGTCAGGAATCCCTCTTGGTTCTCCTCATACTTATCAAAGAGATGGCGTGTAATGATAAACCCCAACACAGAATCTCCCATAAACTCAAGTGTCTCGTAGGATCCATCGACTATATACTTTTTGCTAGCAGATTTATGACAAAATGCGCGTCGGTACAGAGATAAATTATTCACCTTTGTACCGACGAGTGCCTCGAGCTTCCCCTTGTCGAGCAGGGGAGCCTCGATGAGTGTTACGTTGGCCTCGTCGTCACTGGACATTCTTTGTTATATTACATGCGTACATATTTTTTAAGCCCTTTTCAGTGAAGCAAGGCCGAAGGCCTTGGTTTGATCCCCCCGCTGTCGCCGTCCTGTATGCTGCTTACGCCTTGGCCACTGGCTTCTTCACGGTCGGCTTCTTCACGACCGGCTTCTCCTCCTCCTTGGCGGGTGCGGCAACCTTCTTCTCCTTGACGGGAGCCTCGGGCTTCTCCTCCTTGATGTAGTGCGGGTTGATGAACTTCTGGATGTTCAGGAACGTCACCTGCGTACCCTCAGGGGGGCACAGCAGGGCCTTGAGCGTGTCGTCCAGTGAGATGTTCTGGCCAGCCTTCAGACCCTTCTCGGTGACGTATGCGTTCACAGCCTTGGTCACCTGAGAGCGAGAGATCATCTCACCCTCTGGCAGCTTCAGGAACGAGCGCAGAAGAGGAGTCACCTGCAGGGGCTTGTTGAATCCATTGTTCTGGCTGCGAGTCTTGCTCTTCTCGCCAGTAGGGTCCTCAATGAAAGCCTTGATCTTGCGGAGGTCCTTGCGGATCGCCTTCAGGTCCTTGGACAGGTCATCGAGAGTGATGGGGGTAGAGGTAGCAGTGGCCATTTCTACTGTATATACGGTGGACGTCTTTAAGTAATTTTGGGTGGTAATAGTAATGGTGCTGACTCGCATCGCGCTGATCGGTTTGTCAGCAGCACTGATCATGACGACATGGCTGGCTCTGAAGTACTACAAGGATACAGAGCGGACGATACCTCCAATGATGCGCAAGTTCCTCTACGGAACACTCATCATTGCAACTATGCTTCTAGTCACAGCCGGCTTCCAGTTTCTGTTTGCGCTCGGAATCGCCATGCTCGTAGCACCAGCAGTCATGTGGTACATGCGTTCAGGCTCGAACCCATACGAAAAGGCCAAGACGGCATATTTCAGCCTGCCCAAGTATGCTCAGGTGCCTGTAGTCTAGGCGGCGAGGACCCTAGAAGAACAGCAGAACAGTGCTGAGAATCAGCAGAAAGAGCAGAATACCCATGAGGCTGATAAACTGTCTGGGTGTGTTTGAATCCTGGAAGATAGCCTTGATGGTTTTGAACGGCGAGCCAGGGAGCTTGGTCGGGTCGTCATCACTGACTGTTGCGGTCATCAGGTTGTTTCCGATTGTAAGCGGCGCATTCTGAATTGGTTTGTTCAGACGAGCCGAGAGCATCTGCATGGGTGTGATGACCGTCCCTGAACAGTCCACCTTACAGCAGGCCTTGTCACATTCATATACATAGCCATTCTCCAGCCGGCCACAAATCTTTTTGAGCGGATTCATATCGCCGGACATGCACCGGCATCCTTCGCACGACATGGTACTGATGTATATCAACTTTTTTGTGCGACCGATTGCATTAATATTTTTGAGCATCACTAGTACATGGAATACAGCCAGCCTATCAAGATTCCAGATGGTCGTTATTACCTCAAGGTGTCCAAGGGTGGCGAGCGTGTCTTCTACCAGCTGAACAAGCTGAAGCTGGTCGATGAGACTCTGCTCGCCTCCAAGAATTTATCGTTCCAGCTGAACGAGATGAGCCAGTCGATCGTAGCCTCAGTCGAGCAGGATCTCATCAACCAGGCGGTGGCCAGCAAGCTGGAGTGGTTTGGCAAGGAGATTGCCGACGAGACTATCCAGAAGGCTTATCAGAGCGCCCTCGAGGGCACCATTTTCCAGGCACCACTGGCGACCGTCAAGGGTGACGTGGTGACTGTCGCATACGACACCCAGAAGAATGGTGTCGATCTGGGATCTATCCAGAAGGATGCCACACTTGATGTCCTGGTTGAACTCTCAGGCCTGTGGTTCCTGAAAAAGTCATTTGGACCTATTTTCCGTATTGCCCAGATCCGCGTTTCATCGGCACCCGTCCAGAAGAAGACATTCCCGACCGAGTATCTGTTTGATGACGCTCCACAGGATGAGGCTGAGGAGGACTCCCCCGCAGATTATCTGGACTAAGTTTTTTTATAGCTAAGTATTAATAAATGGAGACCAAGCAAATATTACTCTGGGCACTTGTTGCACTGGTGGTTTACGTCCTGTTTTTCCGCCAGCCTAGCTACTACAAGTTTAACGAGAATGACTTTTCGAGAACCGCAGGCAATGGACCAGCAGCAGCAGCCTTCTCTACGATGGCCGACTTTGCCGGTGGCGAGTACAGCGGACAGGAGAAGCTGGGTGAGTTTTCTCCAGACAAGGTGCTGCAGGGCCAGAACTTTCTGGATCCACGCAGCCAGATTGGCTACCCAGAGACGATCGGTGGCAACCTGCGCAACGCCAACCGTCAGGAGCGCAGCGAGCCCCCCAACCCTCGCACCGGTGTCTCTATCTGGAATCAGTCCACCATTCCCCCAGACGTGATGCGCCCAACGTTTGAGATTGGCTCGGGTGAGTTCTAAATAAAGCTAAAAATCTCTTTCTATTCAGTAAATGGCAGACGACGTGAAGACTGCTATGGCTGAGTGGATCGAACTCAAAAAGAACCTGGCGGAAGCCCGCAAGGACCTTTCCACGCTCAACAAGCGTGAAAAGGAACTTCGTAAATACATTCAGGTGTTTATGGTTGAAAAGGAGATTGATGCCGTCAAGGTGAACGAGGAGAAGGTGTCGATCAAGACGTCCAGAAAGTCAGGATCGCTGACCAAGGATTCGCTTCGGTCCGGTCTGCTCAAGTTTTTCGAGAATGATGTTGTCCGTACAGACGCTTGCTACACGACAGTCATGGAGGCCCTGCCTAAGAAAGAGTCCAAGACGCTGTCTCTGACGGTGCCCAAGGTGAAGAAGTAGGTGACGAAGTCACCTAGTTGCAAGTGGCTTAGGGAGATCAGGCACTAGTATATTATATGAAGTAAGATGGGTCTCCATAACGAGTACAGTTACGACGCATTCGCAGGTGATGACGCCTTTGAGGATCAGGAGGAGCAAGAGCAGGAGGAGCCTCTTCACCCGCAAGATTGGGAGGATTGGCACTCTGAACACCTTTTGAACCTATGGATGGGCATGAGGGCCTATCTCGAAGACAACGGTCTTCAGCACACCTGGCTTCGGCGTGCCGACTTTAACAAATTTTGTCAGTTTATTCGAGACTTTTCTTGATTAATAGTATAATGCTTGTCGATATCACAAGCCCAAAAGTACTCCCGGCCGCATTCATATTTTCAATGTATTCCATGGGTATTCCACCCAATCAGCCGCTGCTTGCCAAGATGCTGCTCATGACGATTATTCTTACGGTTGTTTACAAGTTTGTCCTGCGCGTGACGTACACACCGGCTGACCTTATCGTCCCCGCTCTTCTGTACGCAGTTTTAGCACCAGGCACATTCTTTACAATCCCATCAGGTGAGTCCCCAACATCTTATACCGCATCGCTCGTGCACACCATTATCTTTGCCATTATTTTCGCGTCCCTGCGCACGTATTTTCCTCAGTTTTACTGACAGATGAAACACCTCGCCATCGGTCCTGGTGTTCTCGGATATTTCGCACTCGTCGGAGTGCTAAAAAAACTGGCCGACACCAAGCAGCTCGAAAACCTTGAGGAAATATCAGGTTCTTCGGCAGGTGCTTTGGCCGCCTTTATGTATATTGCCTCACGAGGGAATTTTGAACGACTTTTAGATGTTTCGCTCAACATTCCAATCAGTAAATTAGCAAAGCCTGATCTCAAAACGCTGATAAAAAGTTATGGACTTGTACCGGCCGAACGTGTAAAGGGGATTTTTTCAACCGCTCTCAAGAAACTCATGCCCAAAAAGGAGGATGTGACGTTCGAAGAGCTATATCACTACTTTCCAGTCAAGCTTCACATTGCTGCATTCTGCCTTGACCTCTCAAGGACCATCTACTTTTCGGTCGACACACACCCAAAGATGAGCGTGATCGAAGCTCTCTATGGCTCGGTCGCCGTTCCGTTCCTGTTCGAGTCTCTGGTATATAAAGACTGGCGGTACGTCGATGGTGCATTTATGGAGGCGACACCATGTGCACCATTCCTAAATAAAGAAGATGTACTGGGAATACATCTTATTTACAAAAATCTAAACGAGTTTGATGATCTTCGCGGCTATGTAAGTATGATTCTGAGTGCGGTCCTAAAGAATAGATTTAGGTATACCGAGATTAAACATATGAATATAGACATTGGTGATTCGCCTGTTTTTAATTTCAATTTAGGTCACGAGGATAAGATTAAGATGTACACGCTTGGGTACGAGCTCGCCACACCGGTTTCATAAATAGTCTCGACTTGCCCAGGTCAATCTTGAACTTGTCTGTACTGAAAGCCTTGCATATGACAAACATGAGATCCAGGGCGTCCGCTACGCTCGTGTGCGTCTGCTCATAGTCATTCCCGTAGATGTTTCGGGCATACGACTCGAGTCGCGTGTCCGGTTGAGTCTCCGCCACCTCCTTGTCAAACTTGGGGCACTGGGTTGTAAGCAGTCGCTGAGTACAAATCAGAGTGAGCTTATCCCAACCGGACAGATAGCAGCCAACCTCCGGCCGGTACAAAAAGTCCTTCTTGAACAACTTCTTTTCGCCCAGAACTTCTGCAGACTCGAACAGGATCCGGAGATCATTGTCCAACGAGTGAGACATGAAAATACCATCAGTGTTTTGATTGACAAACTTGATCAAAAGTCTGACGGCCGTCCGAAGGTCCGGTACGGCGTATTTTTCAAAAGTATACTGATCGGCCAGCTGACTCGTAAGCCGAAGTTTGTTTTGGATATTATCACTGAGCTCAATGGATGGATGCTTGAGTGCATTCTGGACAAGGATATCGATCCTCGGTCCGCCACAAACTACCGTCGAGTTTACATACTGCGGACTTTTACCGCGACCTTGGGACGTCCAGAACTTTTTGTGCTCGAGCGTTCCAGTCACGACCGAGATGTTGTGAACCAGCGACTTGCCATTGGCGAGACGGACCGATTCAAAGTCGGCGCAGGCAATCTTCATACCAGAGAGGGCTCTAGTTTTTTTATATAGGTATAGTAAATGCCCTATATTCGCAAAGCACACGACCGTATTGTCGGTGGTCGCGTCGTCCGCGTCAAGGCGGCCCGCACCAACAAGCCTTACACTGGTCCCAAGATTGGACCTCTGGCCAAGGGTACCCTCAGCAAGTTTGGCTACAAGGCGTCCGCGTCCGATCGCGTGCGCCGCGCAGCCCTGGTCAAGGCGATCGCCGCCTATGGCCCCCTGGTCGTCTTCCGCAAGCTCGGCGCCATCATGGTCCTACAGAAACGCCGCAATCCAACACTGTCCAACATCTATCGGGCGAATCGTGATTTCGTCGGACGTAAAGCGGGATACGGAAAGAAATAGATATTGATAACCACCTGTTTATACTCTTTGTCAAACAGACTGACGACGACACCCTTTTAAAATTACTTAAATATCCTATTAAAAAGTACAACCCTGTATCCATATATGAATGATATAAAAAATATTGCTCACCGCGTCTATTTAAAGCTGGGCTATGGCTATTCAGAGTCGGTCTATCACAATGCCATGGAGGTGGAGCTACGCGCCCACGGCATTCCGTACGAGACTGAACGTATCATTCCGATCGAGTACGAAGGTCACGTTATCGGCAACCTTCGGGCCGATCTCATCATCGACAAAAAGACAATCGTCGAACTCAAGTCGACCCGCAACCTCAACGATGCTGCGCGGATCCAAGCCCAGCAGTACATGAAACTGCTGGGCTTGCCGGAGGCTATCCTAATCAATTTCGGCTTAGAACTACAAGTCGAAGAATTGGTATGGAGGTGTGCTGCTACTGCCAAGGAGCAATCCGAGACAACACCCACGACGAGTGCATGAAAATTGTCTGGGAGTGTATGTGCCGAGAGTTTAACATGGCGCGTCAACAATTTAAGCAGCAGTACGACTTTGCACCAAAAGGAGCAACTGTAGAGATTCGCGAGCCGCTCAAGCGCTCAACATCTGCACAGGACGTTCGGTCATCCACACCTCATTCGAATACATGATGTGTAATCCCCGCTTGTCATAAAATTCAACTTGTTGGTCTCCAGAAAAGATATAGAGACCGTCATCTTCTCGTAAATCTACATTTTTGCGAATGATGTAATAATCAACTGGATAAAAGTTGTACAGTACTTTCCGACGAGGATCATAAAGCATCCCGGTCTTCATCGGAAAAACATACACTGGAAGTCTTTTCGGCTCGAGCCGAAAAGCTATTCGAGTATCTATATCAGTCATATAAAGAATCCTATTAATCAGATTCTGATCCATTATTCTTATTGAGCGCCTCTTCTATAAGTGCAGCAGATCTCGCGACAGGAACATCGTCGTCCTGCATGATTCCATGCATCGAGTAAACCTTTCCGAGCCGAGTCAGTGTTCCGTCGTCGTTGAAAAGAGCGCTGGTTCCCATGTTCACATCGGACGTTGTACGAGTCTTCCAGCAGTAGCGTTCGACGTACGGAAGATCGTCGAGCGCCGGCAGAACAGCCTCCATGAAATCAATCACCTGACTCTCGGAATACTTGCTCTGAGTCGTGGCTGACCAGTCTGCGACTGCAAACTCTGTAATCCAGATTGGCTTTTTGTACAAGTCGTAGAGGTCGTGCAGCATACTCAGAAGCGTGTGAGGATTGGATGAGCCATACCAGTGGACACACATGAAATCAACATCTGCCGAGCACGACACCATAAATTCCTTCTGCCAACCACCCTTTGCTGCGTTTGATGCGGTGGCTGGACTACCGAGACGCTTTCCGGTCGCCTTAAACTGAGGCCAGTATTTGACTGCCGTAGCCACATCCGTATTCGACTGATCAGTCCGGTCCGGCTCGTTGAAGCCGAGCACCACATCACCCTTGACGCTCGGAAGCTGGGCCAGACTCTTTGAACTCCAGATCATAGGAACAAATGGTAGGTTGACACCTGGAATCTGAGACAGACTCCAGGTATAGTACCAGTCTGGATTCACCGAGTTAATTTTAGCAGCAGCCGTAGCATCTCTCCACGAGTAGACAAATCCCTTCTTGGTCATTTGTCTTGGTCAGAGATTTTTTAAACTGTTTTTATCCACTCCCACTGGAGTTCTTTGCAGATTGATTTCCACATCTGATCCTGCTTGTACAGTTTCTCTTTTGATTTCAAAAGTTGAAAGCATGGTAGATAGTCATCCTCGCCAAGCAACTCACACATTTTGTAAAGTGTGTACGAGTAGCTCAAAAAGTTTTTTCGATCGGCAGGCTTGTTTTTTTCCCAAGCTCCCTCTATGTGCTTGAACATGATTCTCAATTTGTCCTCGAGAGCCTGAGGCATCGTCGGCGGCTGTATCCCATTGAGAATTGTAGTAATGTACGGAACGTGTTCATAATATTTACTGAGTCCTAGTTTTTTCAAAAACTCTTTGACTCGTGCGTGAGTAATCTCAGAAATATCTTTAATCTTTTGTTTTCGGAATTCGTTTCTAAGTTTTTCTATTACATCACTCGGTACATTAGTGGATTCTTTCGCTTGGAACTGTGCGATCCATTCATTAAAGTGATTTTCTCTTCGATAGCTGTAAACTATAGTCTTTTCTATATCCTGTTCCTCTCTAAATCCAACCTCATCACACTGTACATACATTGTTGCACCACATTTTCTACATATATCGTCGCTCGTCCCATGGTCATGCTCCAGGTCATAAGATCCACACGACGTGCATTTATGATGCAGGCTCGGAGTAGACATGGTCTGAAATGATTCATTCTCGACGGTCGATAAATATTTAGTATAAATATCCTTCCGTTGTGATCCCGTTTTTCTGCTTTTGAAAAGAGTGCTCGTCTGTCCGGTATCCTCCACCTTTTTTTCGGAATAGTACTCCCGAATAAAGGGTGCAGTTTCAGCAATGTAGGCATACAAGTCAGCCTCGGTAGATTCTCCTCTTCGAATCGATTCTTCGAATTCTTGAATTCTTTCTCCGTACCTGGCTTCCATAGATTATTAAAACTATTATTCTTTAACTTTTGGTGCGAGATAAAATCGCATCTCTCCCAAATTTGCTATACTATATTTAAAAACTATCGGCATTGCCTCCTCTTCGGCGTGTTGCATAATCTGGACGCTCGAGCACATACCAGTCGCCTTTGTAAACAGATTTATATACTTGAGACTGAATGTGTTGCCCATCTTGGTATCCCAAACTTCCGGGCACTCGAAGGATGTACTCTGGTTCGCAAAGTCACCCTGGCAGCTCAGAATCAACTGGTCACCCTCGCGACAAATGTCAATCTCGTTTGACAGATTACCCATGTCCCTGCATATGCGCTGGAAATCCACCGAGGGCAGAGTCGTCAGGATGTCCGTATCGAGCTCTGGCAGCTCGAGGATATCCTCGTTAATCTCAAGAAGCTTGAGAGTAAATGTCGACGAAGACTTTTTCACCTGGTTTCGAATAATCATCTCAATCACCTCGGCTCCTCTGATATTCATCTCGAGCGTATCGTTGTTCGTGACCGACTTGAGCAGCTTGTACGTATTCGCCATATTCATTCCGGCTATGATTGGCTCAGGACAATCATACTCTTCAAAGTTTTCAGCCGAAAGGTGCATATGGACGAGAGCTACACGAGCCGTATCCAGTGCCAGAATACTGATACCATCCTCTTTGAAATAGACGTTTACATCGTTGATTATATCCTTTAAAACTTCGAATATACTCTTGATGGCATTCGCCTGTATAGTCCTAAGTTTCATTAGTATGTCCGGTGGTTACTTCTTTAAGTTGTTATAGAGCGAGGATGGATCTGCGTCTATACGGGCCTGGACTTCAGCAGTAACCTCTGGTTTCAGACTGACGCCATAATTGTCGAGAGCAAAAAAACTGTCACCGTCGGTTTCGTCGAGGTTCGCCATCCCTATGTCAGCCGACTGGAACTCTTTAAAGTCGCAGGGCATCATGGACATGAGCCAGTTTTTCACCTCAGCACCGACATGTATGTTATTCTCCTTGGTGACCAGCGTCGGAACACGTTTAATCTGGGGCGATGGAACTCCGAGCTTGTTAATGTTGTGATATCGGACGAGCGGTTTCAGAGATGGTGTGGCTTGGATGAATTGTATGATCTCCATACAGTGGGTACATCTGTCCGAATACACAAGGGTTGCCATCCTAAAAAACAATATCATTTTGTTGGAAAATTTTTGGCGCGGGTATAGTAGGATGCAGGTGCTCGTTTTGTTAGCCCTCATAGTTTTTACACTGTGGTATTTCAGCACGCCAAGATCCTTCTACAGCGGTATCCAGTCTCAGGCACCAGTGCCTGAGACGATCATTCAGGATCTGGCCACGGCCGTTCGCAAGGAGGACCAGAACCTGTTCCCAGTCGAAACGATTTTCATCAACCAGAACCCTGACGGTTCTCTGTCGGCCCGTATGCTCTTCATCAACCTGAGAGGCTTTTTCGGTGTCCAGTACGACGTGCTGGGGCGGGTCGACAACGGAAAGGTTTCGATCATCTCAAAGAATGAGACGATTCCACCCAATATGGAGGGTCCTTTCCAACCCTACAAGCCAGACGTGTACACGCCGTACAAGGATGTCAAGACTGCGGTTTTGGAGACATTAAAGGGTGTTAATCAGTAATAGGATGATATCAGTCAAAGATATCCAGAAAATAGAATCCGAGAAGAGACGTGTGCGCAAAGAAACGTACTCGGAGATTCTCAAACAGTTTGATAAAAAGATTCGTTACGCCGTAGAGGTTGGCGATCGTCAAGTCTTTTTGTCAACCCCCCAGATGATTTTTGGTTTTCCAATGTACAATGTAGAGTCAGCCACAGCCTACCTCGCGCGCCAGCTTCGCAACCTCGGATACATTGTTCGACAGATTGACGCTTCGAACATGTATGTTACGTGGGATGTAAAAAACAAGGACAGTGGACACTGTGAGGAAGTTCCAGAAGAGATTACCGATCTCCCAGCCCTGATCAATCTCAAAAAGGTGGCGAGTAAAATTCGCGGTGAAAGAATGTTTTAGGGTAGTAATGGACACTCTCGTAGAAGCGAAGCGCGAATATCTCTTTGCTCTCTGCAATGTGATGATCCCTCATATGAATATGGCGTTTTACAAGATGTATGTGGATGGCGAACAGATGTGCAAGGGTGTTCAGCCGCTCATCCAGTTTCAAAAGTTGATGCGTGAAGTTCCGCACTGGAATCAGACTATTGTCAAGGAGCGTACAAAGGAAATTTCGGACGACTACCCAATGTTCGAAAAGCTCCTCAGCATCACGTACGTTTCTTTCATCAAGATTATGATTTCGGTTCGGCTCACGACAGAGAAGCGCAAGCTCACCATCAAGAAAATTGACCCCGAGTACTTTGTGCACATGTGCTATAAAAAGGCGGCTATCGAACTCTTCAAGAAACCGGAGATTTTTGCCAAGAATGTATCCGAACACGAGCGCGAACTTGAACTCACCGAACGGTTCACAGTCGTTATCAAAAAGACGATGGACGAAATGATTCCCATGCAGCAGATTCTTTTGAACCTGATTGCGGATGATGAGGAAAGATTCAATTTCAACGATGAGGAACAGCCACAGGAGGAACAGCAGGAGGAGGCACCAGAAGGCCAGGAGCCAATGGATCCCATCGATGCTCTGCCCGAAGAGGCGCCGACCCAACCTGCAGAGCAGCCACCACAAGAACCGGCCGAGATGAAATCAATTCCAGTGTCCCAACCAGCTCATCCACAAGAAGAGTCTCTTTTTGACGACGCAGCCGAAAAAGCTGAGGGAACTCACCCCGAATAAAAAGTTATTATCCTTTAATGGATCTAAAGGACCCTACTGTTGCAGCCGTCTTTGCAGCCGTAATCACCGCCGCCTACGTCTACTTCAAAAACAAGATTAACAACCAGACGGGTCTTCCAAACTCAACCTATATGAAACCCGCGATGCTGAATGCCATCATGGTCTACTTTATCATGTCGTACAGTGGTGTAAAGAATGAGCAGATTATTACAGAACCATACTGACATGACAAGATCCGATCATAAATGTTTTCCTTCTAGCAATGATAGATACTTCAGCATCAATGATTTTCGTGGATATCCTAGTGAAAAACTAGAACCAAAAGAGTGTGGATGTTTCCATACCGAGTATATAATTGATAATCGCGGATGGAGTTGCGATGAAACTGTTTATACATACTACAAATGTGAAACACATTTCTCTTAAAGAAAAAAAGCTTATTATCATTAATGACGACCGTCAATGCATTCAACGATATGATGGAGCAGTTTATTAACGAGCTCGTCAAGACTTTTCCAGAGGAGCCGGCGATCAAGAATTACCAGGAGTCGTTCGAGATGGCCCGTATGGCGAATGGTCGTCTTCCTCTGACCACCTTCATGTCGAACATTGGTCCGTATGTATCTGAGATGCAGAACAAGGATGAGTCATTCTTTCGCGAGCACGCCGAGGAGATTGAGTTTCTGCGCGACACGAATATGAAGGTTCACTGGAATGATTCACTGTCGGAGAATACAAAGAATGCCATCTGGCAGTACCTCCAGTCTCTGTACATGCTCGGTATGATGATTAGTGCAATCCCGCCCGAGACGATGTCTATGATTGAGAGTATGGCTGAGCAGCTCGAGGGCAAGATCAAGACGGACGGTATCGATGAGGATGCCCTTATGAAGAGCATGATGTCCCTCATGGGTGGCGCTTCCAACAACCAGCTCACAAAAAATAAGAAGAAGTAATAGTAATAATGGACTTTCGTCAGATTTTCCGAAATGATAAGCTGCTGAGTTTTTGGCCGTCCTCACGTCAGACGGCCGAAGACCGTACATATTCGACGATACGTTTCATACTTTACGCAACGGTGGTTATATACATCATCAAGCGTGACGCTCGTATCTTCGCATTAGCAGCACTGGTGCTCGGCATTCTTTATATGCTGCGCCGCGCCGGTATGATTCAGGAGGGCCGGGCATTCGCGGCCGTCAATGACGGTCGGGCTATGCGTGGAGTCACCATGCCTACACTCGACAACCCCATGGGTAACGTTCTGATTACGGATTATCAGGACAACCCCGATCGGCCGTCGGCCGCCTACTACCCAACTGTTCGGGATGAGGTTCGCAAGCAGTGGGACGTTATTCACCCATTCGAGAGACAGGCTGATGCCGAGCGCAACTTTTACACCGTCGCCTCGACAACGATTCCGAACGACATTGAGGCTTTCATGACTGCAGCCTACGGTGACCGCAACGCACCAATGTGCCGCGACACACCAGGTGCTTGCGATCCAGACAACAGCTTCAGAGCTATGGAGCGCGTACAGCAGCGCGGCGTGTTTAACCGTACAACGCAGAACGCAAGTTTTTAATATAAAGTATTATTAAAGATGCCTCTTCTTCAGCCAGGCTTGCGTATGGTTCAGGAGCGTGGTCCTCTGATTCCACTGCTGACTGAAATTGTGGCGACGGACGATATTCTCCGGCCACAGATGACGTCTCGTTTCAACCGGTACTGGACGGAAAAGCCTTTTGACTTTCCCAAAATGTACAGTATGCCAGAGACTCGTGTCTGGACCAAGGATCCAGTAACGACTCGTGGCGACCTTCAGAATATCCTTTTTGGAAAGCGGTACCAGGTGGCTCCACCACCCACGCGTATCAGCCCACAGGTTGTCGGAATGTCAATCCGCAATGACTCCAAGTGAAGACCGAAGGTCTTCAAGCCACCGAGTGTCCCCGAATCAAGACCTCCCGTTAAAATATTGTTAAAAGATAGTAATGGACCCATTAGCCTTAGCAGCTGTTGTTGGTCTAGTATATGCAGGAAAGAAGATGAGTGATCGCGAAGATGCCATGGTGGGGGCTCCTCCAATGGTTGCGATCATGGATCAGTTTCCTCAAGGTTCTCGTCAAACGTACCATCTCAACTCGAACGACATGGGCATCCAAGGATCGGTTATCAATGACCCTTTCCCTGGTGTGCCCGCCCGTAAGCGTGAGGTTGCTGGTACGTTTTCCGATGTTTCGCCACTGGCAAACAGAAATCCATATGGTCAGCCCGTCTACAACTTGTACAATCGTCAGGCTGTGACGAACAAAATGAACAACTTTCCACCAGTCGAACGCCTGAATGTCGGCCCAGGTCTCGGTGTCGGTGCCAACGTCCCTGCTGCGGGTGGTTTCCAGCAGCTCTTCCGCGTGGTGCCAACCAACGTGAATGAGGATCGTCTCGTACAGCTCGAGGGTCGGTCAGGACCTCCCGGTGCCGCAGTTCCTTCCGGGTGGACCCAGCAAGGCGGTCTTACGCAGACCCAGCGTCCACCCAAGATTTACCACCGCGCCCCAGGTCGCGGCGTTGTGCAGGGCCAAGGGGGCTCTCTTCAGGCACCAGAGGCTCGTCCAATGTACCAGAAGACTGCTCAGCCTACTCGCAAGTCCCAGACTGTTGCGCGCGGCGACGACGGCCTCGGCTTCGGTACCCAGTTCTTCCGCAAAGACTCTGGATTTGAGATCGAGGCCAACAACCTCCGCGGCAACATGTACCGCGGTAATACCGGTACCGGCCGTATGCTGCCAGGTGGCCGTATGAATGTCCGCGCAGACCCAGTCAATGCTCACGGCGCGGTGACGTCTGTCCGCCAGGATAACATGTCCTTCCCCACGGGACCGGCCGATGGCGGCCGAATGGGCAATTACGCCACTCCAACCTACGCAAAATTCAATGGATACAAGGGTAATGCGAACCCATGGATATCAAAGCTTAATGTAGCACAGAATCAGCTGTTAAATAATCCTCTTGCAAAATCGATTGCCGCAGTTTGAGCTAAAAAAAATACATTATAGTAGTAAATGTCTGGTGGTATTGCCCAGCTCGTTGCTACTGGCGTTCAGGATGTCCATCTTACAGGCAATCCTGAGGCTTCATTCTTTCGTTCACAGTACAAGCGTCACACCCACTTTGCATCCTCGGTCGAGCGTCAGCTGATCCAGGGTATGCCAACTCCAGGGGGTATTTCGACTATTCGTATTGAACGCAAGGGTGATCTTTTGAGCTATATGTACCTTACGGCGCGTGACAACACTGGTCTTCTTCGTACTGATCTTGATTGGTCTCAGATTATTGATCGCGTGGAGCTGATGATTGGTGGTCAGGTGATTGATCTCCAGGACCCCTTCTACACCTTCAACGTCGACCCAGTCTGCATGGCCTCAACCTACTCTCAGCGCTACATCCCTCAGACGACCAGCATCGCCAATGCTGACAACTCGTTCTACCCATTCAAGTTCTTCTTCTGCAAGGAGTGGCAGACGGCTCTGCCTCTGATTGCCCTGCAGATGCACGATGTGGACATCCGCATCACCTGGGGTCAGAAGATTAACGTCCAGATTCCTCAGGGTGCCCCCACCGGCGCCTACTACGACCCTACCATCGAGGATGGTTCGGCCAAGTACTCGATCAGCTCGGGTGGTCCAGGCACGTCCGCCACTCTGACTGTCAGCAACGTCACCGGAACGGTGAGCACTGGTGCCATCGTCGGCGGCTCGGCCTTTACCGGCTTTGTGCACGTGACTGCCACGTCTATCAGCGGCCTGACTGGTACCGTCGCTGTTGCTCTGTCCACCTCCCAGTCCTGGAACGCAGTTACGGCCGCAGCCGCCAACGACATCTTCTTCTACAACCCTCCCACCTCGGCCGTCATCTACATCCCGGCCCTCGCTGTCGCAGGCACGACCTCGACCGCGACCGTCAACTCTCAGGCTGGCGAGAAGATTGTGGTTGGCCAGGTCCTGACCAACACCGGTCTGGCCGGCATCGTCTACGTGACCGCAGTGACCTACGACCCCAACAACCTGGACGCAGCCCAGACTCTGACTCTGTCTTTCGCAAGCCAGACGTTCAGCGCGGTGGTGTCTCAGGAGATTGGCCTCTTCCCACCCAATGTGTCGGTCGAGCCAGTCGCACCAATGGACCTTCAGTTCAGCGCCTGGGCCAACTTCATCTACCTGGATGCGATCGAGCGTGAGTACTTTGCCAAGAGCACTCTGGAGATGCTGATCACCCAGGTGCAGCGTGTGCCAATCAACAACGAGTACCAGCAGGAGGTGGTCTTCAGCCACCCGGTCAAGTTTATCGCCTCGAACGTTGCCTCGTTCTCGAATGTGAACCAGCAGCTTCTGCTCCAGATTAACGGCACCGACATTGGCGAGTACCGCCAGCTGCCCCACTTTGTGGAGGTGCCCCAGTTCTACCACACCCCATACGGCTTCCACGCAGCCGGCGCCGATGTCCGCTCGAACGTGCTGGTCATCCCCTTCTGCCTGGATACGGCCAAGTACCAGCCAACCGGTACTCTGAACTTCTCTCGCATCGACACCTTCCGGATCAAGTCGGTGCTGGCATCTGGCTGGCCCCTCAACACTGTCCTGGGCTCGGGCGTCGGAGTCGCTCCTCAGGGCTACCTGTACGCAGTCAACTACAACGTCCTCACCATCCAGAATGGTATGGGCGGCCTCCGCTACGGAAACTAAATGTATATAGTAATGCACTGGGTCGCCTGGATTGCTCTCGCTGCTTTTGTATTTATGTTAACCTATGACCCACGTTCGGGAACCATTAATAAATATCTTCATGAATCCTAGATGGAAGGCAAGCATAAAGCTATAGCCATTCCTGTGTCTTACATTGATGACAAACCACATTTTCTGCTTGTTCACGACCGTCGATACCATGAATGGACGTTTGTCACAGGCGGGTGTCGAAAACGTGAAGTGTACAACCCTCTCCGTTGTGCAGTTCGCGAACTCGAGGAGGAGACTCGTGGCATAATGAATTTGAAAAATGGTACATACCGATATTTCAACTTCACGACCGATGAAGGTGCCACTTACCACGTCTACATATTCGATATGCAGATGACCCCGACCGATCAGTCTGCTATGGTTTCCAAGTTTACCGAGGAGAAGAAGAAGATGGAGAATCACCAGACGGCATTCAGAAAGAATTACGACGAGAATGACAATCTCGAGTTTGATACGCTCGAGGGAATGTCCAAGCGTAAGCTCTGGCCGCTCATTAGTCGGTACGTCATCCAGAATCCAGAGTTTCATTGCATGCTTCGCTCGTCAGATCGCCAGACGTTTTCTCTGCGTTACTAAAAATGAAGAGTAAATCATACTTCGTTGATCGTATCATCAAGCTCAGAGGAGAGGGGGACAAGGATGAGCTCATGAAACTTCAGATGGTTGATCTCCTCAAAATGCTCAATGAAGAGAGGACTAAGCAGGAGAAACCTGCAGAGCCTGACGATTTTGTCGATATGATTCCGACTGAAAAGGATGAGGACGACGAGGAGCCACCTAAAAAGGAGGCTGATGAGGGTGAGAAGCAAGCTTCTCCACCAGAGTCCGATTCTGACGACGAGGGTATTGTTTCGATTGTCAAACGATTCTTATTCACACCCTCTCATAAAGACTAAAAGCTCTTTTATGGTATGTTCGTAAGCTGTAGCCTCAAAGGCCATTTTGCAGGTAATACGTGTCATTGCTGCGCGGAGCGAATCATGATTAACAAACTTATGGAGCTTTCGAGGCGTAAAGGAAATTCACCCGCACAATTCACTGCATGGACATATCGTAAGTTTGGCGAAATGACAATACGCCGAGAACGAGCCGATGGTCAAATGGGAACATCCTGGCCTTGCATCATGTGCAGAAAGAAACTTGACAAGCTCAAAATTCGCTGGAAGGCTCACATTAATGAAATTTGGATCTCGAGTCGGGACGATAATATTCCTCAGTCGAAACCAACTCAGAAACAAAGGGTTATATTAAAGATTAAACGACCGTAATAGTTATGAATAGATGGACTCGGAAATCTGAAGAGCCAGTGACTCATGTTCTTTTGAACGGGGGCATTCTCTCGGTTGACGATCCGTCTGCTTTTCACGCGTATTACATAGATAGTCTGTTGCACAACAAAAAACTTTACGTTGTTGAGCAAAAGACTGATCCTTTTCGATTCTTTGTCGATTTGGACTATAAACATAAAGAGGCGCTCAGGGGTGATGAGCTCGTGCGTATGTGTCAGGTGATGTGCCAGGCGACACGACAAGCGTGTATAGTTGCATTGACAGATCCGAGAATGGTTGGTGAGCTCGTCAAGACGGGCGTCCATATTCACTGGCCGGACATACACGTGAATAAACAGGAGGCGATCCAGTATCGGACTCAGATTATTTTGGCTCTGACGGAACACTGGCCCAGTTATGACTGGCCGACGGCGATTGACATTGCAGTCTATCAGGGTTCCGGACTTAGGATGCTCTGGTCGTACAAGACTGAACCTGGATCGACGCAGTACAAACCATGGAAGAGGATATCCGAGCACACAGTGACTGATTTGCCGATCGTTCCGGCAACAGACCTTTTGGATTTGTTTTCTATTCGACTGCACGGTGTCCATATTCAACGAAAGGATGTTATAGTCCAAGAGTCGGCCGATCGTCTCGAAGAGTTTATTCGGCGGAACCTAGATGGTCAGCAGGATGCACATGTGTCGCGGGTCATCCGGTCCGACAAGAATAAGGATTTTGAAGTTTTGTGTGCCCTCACAGACTCGAGGTATTGTGAAAACATAAAAGCCTGTCACAAACGAAATCACATCTGGTTTAGCATCTACAAGAAGAATAACCAGATGACGATTCGCCAAAAATGCCTCGACCCGGATTGTGGTGAAAAGGGACATACAGGTCGGCCGCATATTCTTCCTCCGTCTATTATAGAGGAGCTACGTAAGGATGGACTTGTGGTTAAAGATAGTACTCCTAATCTTTCTATTTACGATATTTTTTCCATATCACCCTCAACCACTTGAAAGCTTCCAGGGGCATATACAAGAGGTTCACCCTTATTCCGGCCTAGCTCCAGAAGAGTTTAGAAAGTTTGTAAACAACCTGACTCTGTGCCAGCAGCTGGTCTACACAAAACCAAAGGAGGCTAACATGGCCCTAGGCGAGGCTCTCGAGGCGATTCGTGAACTGTCTCTTTATACTCAGAGAGCGGACCAGGATGAGCTTGCGGTCGAGCTCAACGCAATCGCCAACAGGGTTGCACTTACGGGTGAAGAGTTAATCCAGAGAACATCTGCTCGCATGGGTATTCGTTTCTTTCCAAAGTACTTAAACGAGACGATTCCAGACCCATTAGAGGATGCAGCAGACACGTTCAGGCCGGGTAGTAAAAAAGCCGGAGCGATATGTACCTCAGGAAGTTGTAGAGGATGATTTTGCCTCAGACGAGTACGATTCGGACGAGTCGGACGTAAACTCTGATATTAGTGATGACGAGGAGGATGAGGAGGATGAGGATGAGGAGGGTAGCCTCAAGGATTTCATCGTAGATGACGAGGAGGATGATCCTGAAGAGGATGAACCGGAGGAGGATGATGCGACAGATGAGGAGTGAAAAAACATTCAAACAGTGTAGATGGAAACTACTTCTACATTCATGACATCAAGACCTCCACCGCCTCCACCATCACCCCCTCGTATTCCAAGACAGTATACAGATCTTCCACCAGCACCCCAAACACCTGAACCACCCCAGATGATGATGGAGCAAGAGCAGCAGTACCCTCCGTACATGTACTACGACCAGCCACCACCACCTGAACCAAAGACGAGCTTTTTCATGGGACTGACGAAAAAGATCCTCTTTTTGATATTTATGGCTTTTGTGGCCGGTCTCTTTGTAGGCAAGTCTATGACGAGCACAGTAATTATTCAACGTTGATTTTGTAAAGCCGAGCCATGAGAGGCGGTGTTTTTTCAAAGCTCACAAAAGATCCCACTGGACCAATACGGGCCTGTGCAATGGTTTCATTTAAAAATCCATTCCACGCGCTTTCTTTTTCGGTACTCGCAATGTCTCTCCAGATGTCCATTGGTGAATCCTGTGGACGGTCACGCTTGCGATACTGTGTATATACGACATAGTACAGGCTGAGTACCATGAAGATGGTGATGACGTTTACTATAATTGCCAACGCGGGTGGCATCTTATTCTACCCTAAGCTTTTTTCGCAACGTCCTCGCGCTCCTGTTCCTGCTGGATACGGCGACGCTCAATCTCTTCGGCGATACGATCGTCGGCCAGCTTGACGAGCTCGCTGATATCCTTGTCTGGAAACTCCTTCTTGAGATCCTCCAGAATCTCGGACGGGTGGGGGATGGGTGCGACATCGGGGCGGTTGTAGTACTTGGAATTCTCATCTCCTGGATCAATGTATGGAGTATCGCATGCAAGAGGAGTGGCCGACATATCCTTCTTGCGCTTCTCGAACATTGCAGCCGCCATACGCTGATTCTCCTTGTACTTGGTCATAATCTCCTCGAGCTTCTCATTCTGGTAGTGGACATCGTCAATGCGGTCCCGGTCAGGGGGAATCAGCAGCCACTTGTACATGTCGACGACATAAATGTCGAACGTAGCATCCTCGCGCTGGAGACGCTTTGCGTGGTTGGCCGCCTCCTCGCGCGTGTTAAACACGCCACGAATCTTGAGGCCAAACTTATCCGCCTTCTGGGGCAGCTCTGGTCCGACGAGTGAAATGAGTGCATAAAGTTGGCCTGGGACGGTCGTCAGATCCTGCTCCAAAGACATTTAAGAGTACCGCACACTATTTCTTTAATGGAAAAACTGCGCCAGTTGCACAATGACCTCAAGCGTGAATTTATCACGAGGAGCGTCAAAAGGAATTCGCTCGTCCTGGATGTAGGGGCGGGCCGAGGAGGAGATCTTCAAAAGTGGCGTTCGGTCGGTGCGAGGCTGTACATGTGCGATCCGGATGAAGAGTCTCTCCTGGAGGCGATGAATCGAGCAGTCAATGTACACCCGACGACTGAATTCTTCAAGGGTGATGTGCTACAGGCTCCGGCTATCGAGTTTGATGTCGTCTGCTACAACTTTTCCCTGCAGTACATCTTTCAGTCTGAGGACTATGCCCAGATGTGTATCCAGACGATCAGCAATCTCCTGAAGCCAGGGGGAAAGTTTATGGGAGTGGTGCCCGACGCCACCAAGATTCTCAAACGGCCCCTCAAGTGGGAGGGTATCGAACGAGGTCCGAGCATCGGAAAAGGGGCACCGCGTTACGGTGAGATGATTCTGGTCGATTTCGGCAACGGACCATACTACAAAAATGGGGCAGTACCTGAACCTCTGTGCTACAAGATGCTGCTGGTCAACCTGTGCTTCGCGGCCAAGCTGGCTCTCATCGAATGGGAACCATTCTGCAAGGAGGAAAATGATAAAATTACCGACATCTATTCACGATTTATTTTCCACAAGTTAAAGTAGGAGATGGATGTCAAGCTGTCCATACTAATGCTCATGGCGCTCGTCTGCATCTACTCATCGACTCGACAGCCAGAGGTTTTCAAGGAGGCGATGAAAAAGTATGAACTTTTGCTTGAAAAGTTGAAAGAAACTGGTGAGTTTCCTATTTTGCAGAGAAGATATCTGATTACGGGAATGTTGAGCAAGGGTCAGGTGGGTTACAACGTAAACAAGGGGTATGAGATTTTCATCTGCATTGACGGTTCAGACGTGAATAGTGTATTCCATGTCATCCTGCATGAGATTGCACATTCGTCCGTAAAGGAATATCAGCACTCTGGTCATTTCTGGGACAATTTACACAAGCTTAAGGCTGTGGCGGGCAGAATAGGTATATACAAACCGATCCAACGCAAACAGTACTGCGGCCATCACATCTCAGACTGATGGAACAAACGACACCTGCCGGTTGTACAATAGTGTACGGTCGAAATGCGATCGAAAATGACAAGGTTACTTTTCAGAGGGGCGAACCGGACGACTGGTGGTTTCATGCACAAGGCGTACCAGGATCGCATGTGATTCTAAAGGGTCCGGCGACGCCCGAGTGTATTCGGGCGGCGGCGAACCTTGCTTTGACAAGGTCAAAGGGGTATAACAAGGTGGACATGACGAGAGTTTCTAACGTCTATAAATTGAAGGGGGCGCCGGCTGGTTCTGTGATGCTGAAAAGCTGGACGTCGATTAGCGCTTCACGACAAAGTTCTTGAGCAGGTAGAAGATGACGGCCGCGATGAAGGCGGTCAGGGCCATGCCGGTCGTGGACAGGTGACCATCCATCTCAAAGGCGGTTGGCATGAGCTCACCAATCTTCGACTGGACCATCTTTGAGAATGCGGCGACGGCGGCGACACCGGCAATGGCAGCCTGGAGCTGGTCATCGTTCAGGTTCAGTGGGTTGGCACCGGACGATGCGGCAGCTGCGGGGCGAGCTGGGTGCGTCTGGACCGTACGAGAATCAATCATATCGGGCTGCTGCATGCCAACCTGAGGCTGCATAAGTCCCATGGGCGTGTCAAGAACCTCTTCGATCGGAGTTGATAAAGAGGCCATGGTGTTCTCTAATTCAGACAGAGTATTTTTTTCAGGATTCGATGGCGGTACCATGAGTGGAGAATTTTGCTGCATGGTTGAAGGCGGTGGCTGAACAGCCATATGATCTCTCATGCCGCTCGTAAAATCGTAAGACTGCCGAACGCCACCATTTGAAATGTCGACGAGCTCAACCATTACTCACAATCCTGATTATGTTTTCTGAACAACTACGCGCTGGGAACCTCTTGGTCTCTGTGTAGGACCTACCGGATTTCCAGCCTTTGGGTTGTAGTGCGACTTGTGATAGTTCCACATTGCATCTGAACCGAGCCGAAAGTTTTTGCGCACAGGCGCCTTGTACCAAAATACGTTATCCTCAATCTTGTTCGATGTCCCTGTATTGTCCAAAACCAGACACTCGTAGTTTTCTGTACACGAGTCCATCACCTGGAAAAACATATCCTTGGTTGGGAAACACCCAAAGAATGATTCGTAAAGATTCTCTCTGTTTTTACGAATATTCTCGCGCAGGACAAAGACGTAGTCGATGTTTCCTCGAATCGCTGGTGGAACATCCATGGCGTACTGAGCTGTGAAACAAAAGAAGATGTTGTAGTGGCGGCCGTTCATGAAGATTTCGCGAATGATAGGCTCCTTCATTCGAGTCTTGTCGTACATACAGTCGTCCATAAGGAAAAAGACGGGCGAATACTTTCCGGCCGCCTTCAGCCTCTTCTGCCGTTCTAATAACTTTTCAGCAGCATCGCGTGAAAAATCGTTGTAAATGAAGAGATCAGGTACAAATTGGCGATAGTGCCCATTTCCATCTTCTGTGGCTGACATGACAACTCCGGCTGGAAGATGTTTCTTGTACCAGAGAATGTCTGTGACGAGCGTCGATTTACCTGTACGGCGCTTACCGATGAAAACACACGTCGCATTGTCCGGCATTGTCGACGGATTAAACTTTTTAAGCTGAAGCTGGTATGCACCGGCTTTAGCCATCTATTATCATCACGGGTTTTTCGTATTTAAAAAATACGCGTTGATAATAGTAAATGTCGTCTGCGACTATCCAGCTGGTAACGCAGGGCATACAGGATGTATATCTTACGGGTAAACCAGATGTGTCGTATTTCAGTGGAATTTATAGACGTCATTCACCATTCTTGTTGTACTCTGAAGAATATCCATTCAATACACCCATCCAGTATGGAACTGCCGGTTTTGTAAAAATCCCATACCGTGGTGATCTTTTACTTGGAACATCACTGAAACTTACATTACCATCTCTGTTTACACCAGGACCTGGGTACGTGTATCCCCTACAGACAGTCTTACAGTCCAATACGAATCCATACTATAACGAGCTCAACTACGTCGATGCAGCAACTCAGGCTGCTATTCGTGTCAACATTCCAAACTTCAAGACGTATTTTTCAGACGGATCGAATACGATTTCATACGTTACACGTTCAGTCAAGTACTATAATACGTACTCGCCATTTTCTGACCCATTATCACAGACTCTCACGGGTAGTCTATCAGCTGTCCGTCTTATCCTACTGAATTCAGATTATCCAAATGAGATGATTACCGGTCGAACTGTTAAGATTCCTTCTATAGCCGGTCTCTCCGCCATAACAATGACCATTAGTAATCCTTTCAAGGTTCAGAGTTTTGATTCGGCCGGTGTAAACTTTACGTACAATACGATCGATATTACATTTAGTACGCCATATCTCTGGTACCCTATATTTTCTCCGATCGACGTCCAAGTCTATAATGGTCCTACCCAGGTTGCGTCAGCAAAAGCCTTTTCGGCAAGTTGTCTGCCTTGGCTCCGTAACGACTTTATGACATTGTCATATAACGATGCTCAGAATGCCTGGAACTGGAAATCAATCTACTCGCTCGTCAAACCATTCTCGAGCATCAATCTTAATATTTCTAATACCCTACCAGTTTCTATCGGAAGTAACATATCCGGAATCCCTTTCTTTGCCGGAAACGTTACGATCGCTACAAATGTTTACAGATCGACGGTGACTCCGCTCCAGTTGTCATCATCCGAGTACATTACACTCAATGGAAATCAACCAGTCACCATGACTTTTAACGACCTACCCATGTGCTATGCAAATGCCATCAGTATTCAATATCCTTCGCAATTTGACTTTTCAAACATTAATATGTCATTCACAGACTTTCGTATACTTGGAAATCTTTCGGTAACAGGGTTTGACGATGCGAATCACCAACCGACGACTTGCAAGATTACAACTCTGGCAGTAGCACCGGGTGGAAATATCATTACATATCTTGACCAGGCGGTCCTCTACCAAAATACAACCCCACAGTTTATTTTCAATCTCACCCCGCTTTTGATTTCGAACGTATCGAACCTTGTTCTTCAGACGTCGTCGACACCAACCTCGGTCGAGTTTACAAACGTCAGTCCGTTTCCAAATTTAGCAATCAAGGGGCTACCGTATGCATCAACCATTAAAACTTCCGCAAACTCATTCGTCAGTAATGTCGTCACGGCCAATTTCAATTCGCAACAAATTATTCCCGTCACTTCACCCGTAAACGTGACTTATTCTACAGGGGGAAGCGGCCAGGTATTATATTCTTATTTCACAGTCCCGACAACAATCAAAAAGATTGGATTTCCTACGTCATCGGCTGCTGTATTCTGGGGCTTCGATCCGACAGCGCTTGCATTTACGGGGGCAAGAGCCTAATAAAGTTGTGTTGTTAAAGTAAAGTAGTGATATGCCTATCGTTCAGGATGGAAACGTTATTGTGGCTGGCGATCTTTATGTGTATGGGAATATAGCAACGCCACCAACTACATACGGTGGTCCTGGTATGTTTTCAGTCAATGTATTCAGTAATGTGTACATTACTGGAAACTTGAATACGACCGATGATATCATCGGTTTCAATACTATTTGTGACGGTCGACTCAAGACGGACGTTGTCACGATCACGTCAGAGTCTTCGCTCGAGGTGATTCGTAATCTTCGTCCGGTTGATTTCACTTGGAACGAGCATTCGGTCCGGCCGGGCCTCAAGGATCTGGGATTTATAGCACAAGAGGTGGAGAAGATTGAACCAAGAGCCGTCAGACAGGGTGATCCAATGTCGTTACGCTGGGAACGCATCATCACACACCTTGTTGCTGCAGTGCAGGAGCTTGACAAAAAGATTAGTAACATGTAGAGGAGAATGGTGTTACCACCCAATGCTCCAGTAGATCCGTATTACAATGTAAATTACCTCAAAAAGCTGACTCTGGCTCAGCTTCAGACTCTATACAACTCTCTCGTAGGAACAGTTACTGTTTCGGCGAGAGCGGCAGATACTTCACCGTCGACATCAGTAACTCTAACAGTATCGGATTCGTCAAGGTATGCAAACGGCTATCGAATTATTGGCTATCAGCTGAAAATTGTCGGTGACGCGATTGTTACGGCCGTACCAGATCCAAACTCTATTACGATCCAGTATCAGGAGCAGATTTTCCCAGAGATTCAAGCCGGTACTGAATTATACTTTGTTCCAAACTATACAGGCTATCAGTTTGCCAATTATCAGTGGCTCCTTGCACAGCTGACTGGCCAGTCGCTTAGTTGTTCACAGATTGGGTCGGAGTTTGCTTTTCCGGGCTTGTTCAAACTGAGCGACTATATAGGTCTCTCGGCTCAAATTTCTCAAAAACCTATAGCGTGGTCACAATTTTATGGAATTACGAATGATTACTACCCGTACGAGGTTGACCCTTATAACAATCCGATATCGACAAATCAGACATTGGCCCAGTTTATCGGCGGTCCAGCTTCTTCGCTTACGCTGATTCAGGCAGGGTGGATCAAGGGTAATACTATTCCGACCGCTCAACAGAGTTCTTATACAAATTCCGTCGGTGCGGCTATGATTGACCGAGTTGAACTTCTTATAGGCGGTCAGCTCATCGAGACCATCACTGGTGAGTACATTCAGAACTACATGGACATGACGACCGAGCTTCAGAACAAACCGGCGCTCACGATTCTGTACGGCAAGGATGACTATTCGGCACTGTACAACCCTCGGACTTATATCATCAATCTTCCATTCTACTTTTACAGAGAGACTGGACTTGCCATACCGCTTGTGGCTTTGTACCGTCAGGATGTCGAACTCCTGGTCCGGTTCAACAACTTTGGAAGCAACTATACAGTCGGAGCCGACTTTTCCCAGTTTACGATGTCGCCCAACCCTGGATACGCTATACAGGTTGGGTCAATTGTAAAACAGTTTAATTATACGACACTGACTTTGGCAAGTGGTACATATACAGGAGTAATAAAGGATGGTATGGAACTGCTCATCGATCTGAGCGCCTTTGGTGTTGACTCAAACGCAGTTGCTGCAATTGATTCGACCCATCCTATTACGATAGATTCTGTAGAGTACCAAAATCCCGAAGACTACATACCACTCCTTTCTACGGCCGACTCTATGACTCTATGGGTGAGATTTAGTGCAGTCCAGGTAGCATATCAGGGTGGATCGTACGACAAACAGCTCTTGTTTGTGTTCCCGCTCATACAGCCAGGTAACATCCAGACGTACGTTCCTAGGTTGGATTCGCAGTTTAGTCCATTTATGGATGTGACTGTCATTGGTGAATTTGCATTCTTGACTGGTCCGGAGCTCAACTTTTTCAGACAGAGAAAGCTTACATATCTGGTCAGCCAGCTTCAGATTTCAAAGAATCGACTACCCAAGGGATCAGTCGGTGGTTATTTCCAGCTCAACTTTATCAATCCAGTGACGCAGCTCCAAGTCTTTATTCGGAACGACCGTAACATAGATGCAAATCGTGTATACCTGAACAAAAACGTCGACCTCTTTGACTATTCACAGAATGGACTCATAAATATGGGTCTAACTTTCAACGGCCAGGAGGCGTTTTCAGCAGCCGCCATCGACTCGACATATCTCGGCGCACTCGAGGTTCTTGATAAGCGTACAGCCCCGGCTTACAAGGATGGAATTGTGACATCGAATGTATTCATTTATGCATTCTGTATGAAGCCGGAGGCAATCAGTAACCCAACGGGTCACGTCAACTTTAGTCGTATTCGTCAACAGATTCTGGAAATTAACATGAAGCCCGACTTGTTTTATGAAAAACAGCTGAACATATACGCGACAAACTATAACATCCTAAGAGTCCAACATGGCCTCGCTGGTTTACTATTTAATAGTTCTATGTAGTAGATAATGAGCGGTGACGCCGGAGGAATTCGATCGCTCATAGAAGGGCGTTCGGACTATGAGATGGTCCAGTACGGTCCTCAGTACTCATATTTCATTGACGAGTTTTTGGCCCGCCCAAAGTTTCAGACCCAGATGTTATCATTTCAGCTCAAGGGAGAACCACGTTTTGGAGATCTCTATGTTCAACCCATACCACACGCGGGTGACCTTATTACGCGCATGTATGTTCGTGTTCACCTTCCTCAGATTGATATTGATCCAGCAACTAACAAGTCTGTTTCGACATATGCAACTTCGGTCGGTAATTACTTGATCGAGTATGCCGAGCTCCTTATCGACAAAAAGGTGATTGAACGATACTATGGCGAGTTTAACGAAATGATGCAGGAGATTGTTTTCCCAGAGACGAAGCAGACCATCATCAGTAACACGACCGGAAAGGGACTCGTCGGTTCCAGTAACGCAATGACTCTCTATCTGTACTTGCCTTTTTCCATTTGCGAGCGTGGCTTTCCTCTCTGTGCAATGAATCAGGGATCGACCGAGATTCGTATCAAGTTTCGCGAGTCACGAGACTTTACATTCCCACCCTTTCTGATCACCGATATTATCAGGGCGGAATTGTTGTTCGAGTACATCTATCTGAGTGACAAGGAGGCTCAGTATTTTCAGTCCCAGAAGAGAATCTATCTCACTGAACAGACACAGCTCTTTCAGGGGGCCATTCGGCCGAACGTCACTCAGGAGAGCTTCTATCTCAATTTCACTGGACCGACCAAGGAGTTGTTCTTTGTGGTACAGTACGAGACGATCGGGTCGAACGTATTTGATTTCACCTACAGCAACACCGTTATGGACCACTTGACAAGTCTCAGATTTCAGGTTGACGGAAATGATCTCATTCCGGAAGAGCTTGGTACGCCACTCTTTCTTCGGGTTATTCAGCCCATGGACTATCACACCCGTACACCGACCAGAACCATCTTCTATATTTATTCTTTATGCATAGATCCCGAGAATATAGAACCTACGGGGACTATCAATCTAGGTCGAATACAGAAACAGTTCTTGACGGTCAATGTCGTGCCTTCGACTCAGCGTAGACTGCTTCGTGTCTATACACGCTCTTACAACATCTTCAGCAGCGACAATGGCATCGGCAAACTGCTGTTTAACACTTCTGGAGGTTAGTTAATGGATGAATCCTGGGATGTCCCAGGATATAACACCAAGGAACTTCATCCGATCCAGTACGAAGAAGAAGATGAGGACGAGGATGAGGAGCTCCCACAAAAGGTTAAGTATGCCAAGTTTCAGGAAGAGGATGACTTTGATCCTGAACCTTGACTTTTTTTTATCTGTATATCATAAATGTCCATGACCGAGCAGTACAAGCTTCCAGCCAGCGTCGCCAATATCGCTACCCAGGTTGAGTCCCAGGCCCTGAACGCAGTGGTGGCTGGCTTCTCCTTCGCCGCCGCCATCGCCTGGATGGACGTTGTCCGTTTCATGATCAGCATGATGGTTGTTGTGAACAAGAACAACCCCAACTACTATGTTCTGTCCGCTCTGTTCACCACGCTGCTGGCAGTTGTGGTGTACACCGTCGTGAAGAACATTGCTCGCAACGTCACCATTGCTCAGCCAAGCACTGTCTACGCAGTGACCCGCTAAAGCGGACTCGAAGAGTCCGAGCCAACAGCCAGCTCAGCCCCTTCGGGGCTGCTTCAAAGCAGAGACATCGTCTCTGAGCGGGGTTGTTGTAAGCGTTCACCTTCGGCCCTTCGGGCCGTTGTTGACCTTCAGAATGGTCCAATTGCAATATATGTACCACCCACCGCACTTGTATAATCGCCGGCAATCTTTGCCGTCTCGTAAATCACAGTAGGTAGCGTTCTATAAGCCATAATGTCAATGTAATAAATTTGAGAAGTATCAGTCACCAGGATTGGAAGTGTGACTGGGATCGTGGGTACCTGTGTCACGTCGTACTGATACATGTATGCATATGCCATTGTTGTAGGGCGTGCATCCTTCGCATAGTCATTTGTAGAATTACCAATGCCTATACGGCCAAGCGCATGATCCGTCGCGAAAACGCACGTCACCTTGAATAGACCCGTTTGGTTAAATCTGAAATTACCGTTGGTGGTGATTGCATACAGATACTTGGAACTCTGTGTCGGGAGCACCTGACTGGCGTTGTTGAAATCATTCAGACTCATTCCAAAAAACTGTATTCCGTTATTCTTCGTTTGAGGAGCCGGAAGATTAAACTGATTGTAAAGGAAGAAATACGAAGAACCAATAAGCTGGAAGAAATCAGTAATGAAACCATTGACTGTCAAGTTGCTCGACACCTGGAGGTCTCTTTGGATGATGGCATTTCCAGTGATCTTTACGGTGGCTGATGTGGATATCACATTCGTACGCAGAATCATATTGTCAGCAAACAGGTTCTGAGACGTTACCAGATTGCCAGTGATGGCGACATTACCAAACGTGTTGGAGATGTTCGACTGTGAGATGATGTTGGTGCAGAAGATGTTGGTCGTGATGAGGTTGCCAGTCAGGGCCACATTACCATAGGTGTTGGAGATGTTCGATTGTGAAATCAGATTGGTGCAGAAGATGTTCGTCGTGATGAGGTTGCCAGTGACGGCTACATTGCCATAGGTGTTCGATATGTTAGATTGCGAAATCAGATTGGTGCAGAAGATGTTCGTCGTGATGACATTACCAGTGATTGCCACATTACCAAACGTGTTGGAGATGTTCGACTGTGTAACCAGGTTGAAACAGTAAATGTTCTGAGACGT